TTGTTCAAGTTTTAATCAGGACATTAGTGGATGGAATACTTCCGGAATAGGGAATAACCCAAATGCATATTATAATGGTCATATGACCCAAATGTTTCATGGAGCTACAGTTTTCAACCAAAACTTATCAAAATGGGAACTAAATGGTGCTAAGAATTTGAGGGGAATGTTCCTTTCGGCATATGCATTCAACCAAGACATTAGTGGCTGGGATACGTCTACCGTTACAAATATGGAAATAATGTTTGCTGGTGCAACTTCTTTCAACCAAGACATTTCAACTTGGGATACACGTAAAGTAACAAATATGAAGAGTATGTTTAGTGAGGCATCTGTTTTCAACCAAGATATTCGTAAATGGGACATTGAGGCAATCAAGAAAGCAGTGGATTTTGATCCAAATCGTACTGATGTATCACTCAATAACATGTTCAATTACGCAACTGCAATGTATAGTAATTATAATGTCTCGGCTACACCTTCTATTTCATGGTTCGAGACATACAGTAGTGCTGACATAAGTTATCAGTTCAATGATATATCTTTGAGCGACATCACGGATGCCTCAAGAGTCAGTTTGACATCAGCTGTAGAAGCTCTGTATGTATCTCAGGTAGGAAGCGAACCAAGTGTGTCTGCACTACTTTCAGATATTGCTGGAAAGTTGGTTGTGTCAGTGAACGTGAGGTTTGTGGCAGATATTAATAATGCTTACATTGTGCATCGGATGACAAATTACACCGATACAGGGAAAACAACTGTGTTAGACGCCGTGAGAACAAATTCAGGCAACAACGACGTTTCATTAAATGAATCATATGGATTAAACATAATCGTAACTCAAGATGACCCACCTGATGCTACATTTGCTACATTCATCGCCAACATTTGCTTTCCGGGGAATACACCAGTATTGACCGACCAAGGGGAGGTCGCAATCGGGAAGCTAGACCTCACGAAGCATACTATCCGTAAACGCAGCATTGTGGCCGTAACCAAAGTGAAATACACCGACAAGCATCTCATTTGCATCGAGAAAGATTCCTTTGGCAAAAACATCCCTTGCCGTCGCACAGTCACCACCGGTGACCACGAGATATTCTACAAGGGAATGATGGTGGCAGCAAAGAAATTCGTCAATTTGGTAGACGGCGTTCGTAAAGTCAAGTACACGGGGGATATTTTGTATAATGTATTGCTGAAAACACACGACAAGATGATGGTGAACAACATGATCGTAGAAACGCTGAACCCAACTAGCATCATTGCCCAGGCGTATATGGCCACGGCATCTTTATCGGAAGACGAGAAACAGAGGTTCGTTCGTGAATACAACCAACATGCGTTGGAAAATGACATCTACACGAAAAAGGGAAGGACATCGTTCCAGTTCAAGCCGAAGAAAGCGTAAATTGCTGTGAATAGATAAATACAAATGATGATTTGTATTTATACCGGGTTCTTTATCTGAGTTTGATAAAGAATATACAATCCATAGAATTATTATCGTATGAAATATCGATATCAACAGAAGATATCCATTCGTTGTTTTTTAATTGCTCGGTGTTTTGAAATTTGATTTTCTTCTCCTCTACATCATTATTAATAACAATACCTCGTAGCCAATATTCAATACTATTGTTGATTTTGTTGACGTACAATACTTGTCCTTCCATCAAATACTCGGGATGTATATCATGTAGTGTATGAAAAAAGTCTTGTGATTGTGTCATATGTACATAACAAAGAAGATATTTTCTCCCAAAATAATGATTCTGAAATGTATATAGAGGTAACTACATGTAATCATGTATATGAATACTCTTTGTGTGTTTCTTCTACTTGCTACTGCGTCTGCTTCTGAGTTCTGGAGGGAATTTAGTCGTTTCGTCCAATATCATAAACGCATCTATCCTGATCACGACGAGTTTTACAGACGATATCATGTTTTTGCAGATAATATGAAATTCATTCATTCACATAACGAGCACCCAGAAACAAATACAACTCTTGGTGTGAATAACTTTGCTGATTTAACACGTGATGAGTTTAGCGATTTCGTCTCCAATGGACTACAAACCTTTCCACGACAGAATATCTGCAAACCTTTCAATTCAAAGACGTCAACTGTCGATACATCTGTTGATTGGAGAACCAATAACGCGGTTACACCTGTGAAGGACCAAGGTCAATGTGGAAGTTGTTGGAGTTTTTCAGCAACCGGTGCCATGGAGGGTGCATGGGCAATTGCGAACAATGAACTTCTTAGTTTCTCTGAAGAGAAATTGATCGATTGTTCGTCTGACTATGGAAATCACGGATGTAATGGTGGTATCATGGAATCTGCCTTCCACTATTCAGTTGATAATGGAATTTGCTCTGAGTCAGAGTATCCGTATACTGCTAAGCAAGGTCAATGCCAACAATGTGAAAATGTTGCAAGTATTTCCGGATGTGTGGACGTCACGCCCAATAACCAACAGCATTTAGCAGAGGCTGTGTCTATTGGACCTGTATCAGTAGCAATTCAAGCCGACACGAGGGTATTTCAGCTGTATAAATCTGGTGTTATCACGAGTTCTGATTGTGGTACGAATCTTGACCATGGTGTATTGATTGTCGGATACGGAACTGAAAATAATACTCCATATTGGTTAGTGAAGAATAGTTGGAGTGCTGACTGGGGAGATGCTGGTTATGTAAAGATCGAGAAGAGCGATAGCACAAATGATAAGGGAATTTGTGGTATTGCTATGCAACCATCATATCCTGTAGTCTAATGTCTTGAACGCTTGGTCTTTTTCTTACCCCTTTTCAGCGTTTTCTTAGGACCTTTCTTCTTTTTTCCTTTTGATTTCTTTGAATGATTTTTCTTCCTTGTTTTTTTCCCACCTCTTGAATAGCATTGGTTATTGTACACTTTCTGTTTCTCAGTAGCGTCTTCTTTACAGCCAGGATTTTTATCTGGATGTAGTTTTAGCAGTGTTTTCTTATCGCATTCATATGGCGGGTCTATCGTATCACTGGGACATTGGTCTCTTACAACGGGAACGTATTCTTTGAATCGTTTCAAGTATTCACTTAAGGTCACATCTGGGCGAGGGCTTTTAATGTGGATGGCGTTTTCTTCTGACGTGAGACTTTTTGCTAATTCAAGTGTCTTCGTTGTCGAATAGTTAAAAGTGGTGCTTTCGTTCACTTGAGACTCTTTCGAAGATCGGAAATACAACGAGAAACGAACAAAATTTCCAGTATCATCGATTTCATGTTTGATTTCTTCGAGAACACCTACGAATACTTTATCTTTGAGCATATCTCTACTATACCGGTAATATTCAACTTCTCGTTTATCCGGAACAAATATGTAGAAGTCTTCTGAACTCACTATATACTTTTCATTCAACTTTAAAAATCCTAATGTGTTCAAGTCTGCCCAATTGTAGTTTTCATCGCCTTTATAATCTTGACCGGGTATCTTATTAGATAAAACCTCAACATCTGATGATTCAAGATGAAAATGGTCGCTCATATACTATATTATGAAATTATATTCAAGTTTCATAATATTTTACCCCCCCTAAATGATGGTTCTATACACGCCAACGGAAGATGCAAATAAGATGCCACCCCACATTGTATCGATGACAACTGCACTCCAGGGCCACTTTGTGAAAATGGCTTTATTTGTAAGTTCGAAAATTCCATACACACATGCACCTAAGAAAAACGCGTATCGTAGACTATGTGTCTCATATTGAACAAATGAAAAGAGTAGGACTACAATGAGTAAATAGCATAACACTGTTGCCGTCATATCAAGTTTGAGTTTCTGGTTTTGAATCGACTGGACAATATCACCGAAAAAGGTAGAGACGGAAGACAAATACAAACTATCAACCAGTATAACGATGATTCCTAATACAACAAAATTATAGAGGTCTTTGAAAAGCATTATATTTTGTGTTTATAAAAAAATATAAATATATTGAGATAATTCTATACATGGCAGATTTTGTCCAAGTGAAAGAAGTTAAGGAAACAGAACCTATCGCGAAAAATGTCTTACACCAAGACCCATTGATATATACGATTGATGACTACATTTCGAGGGAAGAATGCGACCATTTCATAGATGTATCAAAGAAACATCTCAAGCAGGCATATGTAAGTGACGTGAAACAAGGACAAACATCTGCGGGTAGAACTGGGACAAATCATTGGGTACGTCATAGTACAGACGATACCACAACGAAAGTAGGTCAACGAATAGCATCCGTTGTTGGACTTCCATTGGTACATGCAGAGGCGTATCAAGTCATACACTACGATGAGACACAAAAGTATGATAAGCATTATGATGCCTACGAGAAAGCAGACACAGAAAAATGCAAAAGGTGTCTAAAGTTCGGAGGACAACGATTGGTCACTGCACTGGTATACTTGAATGAAGTGGAAGAGGGTGGCGAGACAGAATTTCATAATCTCAAGATCAAAGTATCTCCAAAGATCGGGCGTCTGTTAGTGTTTCACAATTGCTACAAAGGTACAAATGACCCACATGTGAATTCGTTACATGCTGGTTGTCCAGTAATAAAGGGTGAAAAGTATGCATTCAACTTGTGGTTTAGAGAGCAAGCTGCCAACACACTTTATGATTTCCCATTTTTAAAGAAAGAATCCAATGTTTTCTCGCTTGTGAATTCTCAAAACGATTCAACAGATACAATTACATCAGCGTCCGCAAATAAACCTGTTTCAGTTGATTTAAATATGATTCAAACACGTAATAGTAATGTAAAATCAGACAATTTAAAGCCCCATGTTGAACGTGTTAGCAACGATTCTATGGTAACATTTCATCATTTATTATCAGTAGATCAGTGCAACTACTTGCTATCGAAGTGTAAACAAGGCAGACCTCAACTCCATAATAGAAAGAGTTATTGGATACAGAATAATGAAACAGTTGTAAGACCTATCATTTCTATTATTGCACAACAAGTAGGAGTTGATAATGATTATTTTGAGAACATGAACATCATTGAGTATCCTGTGAAATCGCATCATGGCTTTCATTTTGATGCATTTGATATTGAAAGTGAAAAGGGGAAAGAATATACCAAAGATCGTGGTCAACGCATGTACACTTTTGTTGGTCTGCTAAACAATAACGAAGACATTAATAGTGGTATGGTGTCATTAAAAAATTACGATTACAATGTCATTCATAAACTAGGTAGTGTGTTTCTTTATAAGAACACAGAACCAACATCACCTATACACCAACGAAATCCAAACTTGGAATATTCAATTTCGGATGTAAGAACACATCCGAAAGTATATTTCTATTTATATTTACGTGAAAAGAATTCAAATGGTGTATCGTTAACCAAGGAACAAATAGAGTCTATAGATGAAAAAGTGAAATCTATATATGGTGATCTTAATATTGACAATGTGATATTACAACAAGCAACAGAAAGTGTTGATTTAAATACTCAAAAAATAAATTATTATCTAGACGTTGACAATTTTTATAAGACATTTGCGAATAGTAATCGAATCACCCCGCATGCGTCACTCACCTTCAAACGTGCTCAAATCAGTATGGAAACAGAATTGATGCACAAATTTATTGATATTCGCAAAGCACATTCCGTATTAACACAGACAAATTATTCTTCTTTGTTGGACCCTGCCGTTTTTACAAAAGAGTATGGGCTGAATGAGAACACCCCTGCTATAGCGAACAATGTTTTTTTACCAGGAGTTATGGACCTTGTGAAGGAATACTTCAAGTTTGGCATAGACAATCAAAAGTTTTCATTTGGCGATCGCCAAGCGAAGCGTTTCAAAGCGTATGACGAATTTTTAAGTAGGCTTCTTCAATTTGAGTGCTTACCTTTCATTGAACACATAACAGGTAAAACATTGAAACCCACTTACACATATTTATCATGTTATGTGAAAGGAACTGATTTACCGGCTCATACAGATCGACCTGATTGTGAGTTTACAGTATCATTCATGCTTGATAAACCAGAAGGTTCTCACTGGCCTATTTACTATGATAAGGAAACACAACCAATCAAGTACAAAGGGAGGTATAATGAAACTCCACCAAAAGAGCGTTGTATCCCAGTAGACTGTGAACCAGGTGGATTGATGATTTTCAATGGTACTGATCATATACATTTCCGTGAAAAATTGGAATACGATTTCTATAACATAGTATTATTGCATTACGTATCGAATACGTAAGTTTCGTGATATTGTTTTCTTTGAAATGTGTAAATGAGCGTATTTACCCATCAAAAAGGATTTCAATTGACTGTATATTCAAATAAAAACGCCAGTTGTTTTAAACGTGCTGCAAAACAAGTATCTGAAACGCAGGAATGTATTTTAGATAAAAATATGAAAGCTGGGTTTATTTACGATGATTTTGATGCAGATTGGAATATGAAAAAAAAATGGAAAGAAACACATGGAAATGATATGCGTGTTTATACCATAGCACCTAGACGTAAAACGCTACATATGGACGACAAAGTGTTTTTCGGAACTTACACACAATCGTCAACCTATGTTCCGAAAGCATACTTGAAGATAGAGCACCTAAATGGAACACCTGATGATAGAATACTCTTTGTGAAACCACGTGGGTCAACTGGTGGCAGGGGTGTGGTTTTGAAAACATTTAAAGAAATAAAGGATCAAAAAATTGACCCAAAGATATATCTCATACAGGAATACATTAGTTGTCCTCATTTGTACGACGGAAGAAGGTATAAAATTCGTTCACATATAGTGCTACATAACAAAAATGTGTACTTACATGAGCGATCATGGTTTTCTACTAGTAGTAGAACGTTCGTAGGAGACATAAATGGATTGGATGAAAAATATATAACAGAAATGAATATCATTCATCAAACTCCGCAGACTAAGTTTTATGAGCTGAAAGACATACATGGATATAAAACCATAATGGAAAATATAAAAAAGAGTTGCTCTGCATTCAAAAGTGATTTCCACGATGACATTAGTAAAATAGACTATTATGAATTTGCGGTATTAGGTGTCGATTACGTTGTGGATAGTGCATTGAATGTGTATATGATTGAAGCGAATCATCGTTCAAATTATGGACATCCTGCTCACATTGTTGAGAATGTTGATGTTCCTGTTCTTGCAGATATCATTCGTTTAGCTATAAATCAGAATAACCAAAATACTGAATTGCACTTGATAACATGAAAAATATGATTCAATTGTGTATATTATACATTTTTATAATGTACAATATACAATAATGACCCGTAAAAAACAGTATGATGAAATTCTGTCCAAGATTCCAGCCCCGATGAAAGTCCCCGAATTCAATACTGGAGGGAAGTTAATTATTTCTCTTATTGAATATCGTATTATGCCAGAAATAGAATGGGTTGTGAATGCAATATTACGTGTGTATGAGTCGCACGAAATCGGTTTTGCGGTAGTACATGGAACAAAAAATGCAGATTATATCAAAACCCGCTTTGGCAACTGGAAAAATATTTTACTTGTCAACACAGGACATGACAATCATGATCGTGGGTCATACTCTGCATTATTGAAAATGCCGACCTTGTGGGAAAATTTCAAGCAATGGACACATGTTTTAATATACCAAACGGATGCTTTACTTATTAGGAAAATAGATGATGTATATTTTAATTATGATTATATTGGTGCCCCCTGGGTGCCACGAAACCAATGTGCCAAATATTGTGCTGGAAATGGAGGTTTTTCTCTTCGAAATGTGTCATCAATGATACGTGTCTGTGAGACGTTTAGACATACACCATTTCATAAAATCCATCGTGGTAATGAGGATATTTATTTCTGTTCAATAAATGATTTCAAATATCCACCAATTAATTCATTCGTTCACAAATCATTTGCAGTTGAGCGAGTATACAACAAGCATCCGTGCGGTGTACATCAATTATATCACGCGTGGGAATATTCAAACAATGAATTCAATAACATGATGACATATTTATCAGATAATTTGATTCACGGGAAGAAGACACAAATAAATATTAAAACGATAGAAGAGATGGAAAAGAGTAATATGGAAAATGCGAACCAAAAGGTGAAATCGCACGTATGTAGTGATGATCTCCGTTTGCGTGAAAACAAAATAAATGCGAACTTGAAAAGCGAAATTGTGAATCCAGGAAGTGACATGAATTTCGTGACAATAGATGAGCGGTTAAATCATGTATATTCTATAGGTCCTTTTTCACTCAAGCTTATTCATATTGCAAAAAACCAATGGACAGTAGATTCAAGTGTAAATTACCAAATCTTGTTCTGTAAAACGACTGACCCGTCTACATCAGTAGAAACACATGACATTGAACAATGGCATCAATCTATCATTCATAAAAAAGAAAAGGGTTGTATGTTCGCACAAGACGATAGCTTCATATACCTTGTTTTTCATCCAGGTTTTCCTTCTGGTGGAGGTGCTTGGGCAGATATTCATGCACCACAAGGAACACATTTTCAAAAATGTAGAAATTTACCCAAAAATGGAGCAATCATTTTGAAAGCGAGTAAGAATAATCAAGATATCCATATTCCATCAATTGTACCCAAGCCAGATAAAAAGGACATTATCACTTCAGAACAGATAATTGAAAAGTATAATTTACAGGATAAGAAACGAATACTCATATTTGAACTTTTTTCCGGAGTAGGGTATTACAATCAACTATTCTCTTTAGAACAAGCCATATATATGGCACACATATCAAAACGATACTTGATAATAAATATGCGACATGCATTGAGTGCATGTGGACGTCCAACGCGCGAGCTTGGAACATTATTGGACTATATTACAAAAGATTTTGAACAATGGTTACCAAATGGATACGAATTCAGATCATTTGAAGATTGTATTGATGCCAACATAAATGCACTGACACTTCCGTGTAAAATATCAAACTGTGTCATGGTAGATGATGAATTCAATACACGTAGCAATAATAAGGATGTATCTGAGTTCATTCACCATAGAACACGAATAAAGATGTCATCATGGAGTATGTTATTTGACACTGATGTACGTATAGTATCCTTTTCAAAATCGAATGCCTCGCGTATGTTCTTGAATTTCTACACAACTCGTGAAAATTATTCGCTTATGAGTAAAATTGCATACAGCGTGTCTATACATAATGATACTATTATGCATATTTACAATGAAATATTAGCAACAAGTCTGAAGTCGAAGAAGTATATATCGTTTCACTTACGTTTTGGAGATTGGCACAAGAACGTTAGTTCCATTTCTCAGAGCAATACGGCTCTACTGAAAAATATAAATCAATGGATGAAAAAACACAATAGTAAACATTTACCACTCATGATCATGACAGACCGTCAAGACAATCCGTTCTTTGTTGAATTGAAAAAACAACACGATGTTCTATTTGTTGAGGATTTCCTTTCTGAAGGACACCGAACAATATTAAAAACTCACTTCAAAAATACATCCATGGCTGAGTTTGCCGTTTACAAGATGATATGTGAGAATGCCGAAATTTTCATAGGTTCTCAAGGAAGTACTGTGAGTGTTCACATACAACATATAAATTACTTGAATGGGAAACCTTATTGCTACTACACGCTGGTGAAATCGCCATCATTTGATAATAATGATTTGAGATTCAAAATAGACACGAAGAAGAAATATACTTGGGCACAGTATAATTATTTAGGAGGACATCCTGTGTCATGGAGTTTGTTTTTTCCAGACAATATTGCAACCAATATTAAATAGTTTAAAAATAAATATAGAAAAAATTGAAACATATATATATATAATGGTTGATTCAAATGTCATGAATCTCCAACCTTCTTCGTTTCACTCTTTGTCTGGTAAATGGACTTTATGGGCGCATTTACCACATGATACAGATTGGTCTATAGATAGTTATAAAAATATAGACACCTTTGAGGAAGTTGAGCACGGTATAGCGCTGTGTGAAACAATACCCGAGCGTATGGTGAAAAATTGTATGCTCTTCCTCATGAAACAAGGAATCAAACCAATATGGGAAGACCCATCCAATAGAACCGGTGGTTGCTTCTCATTCAAAATTAGCAATAAAAACGTGCATGAAACATGGAAAAAACTATTTTATACTTTGATAGGAGACACTCTAAGTGAGGACAAGGAACATCTGAACACGATTAATGGAATAACTATATCACCTAAAAAAAACTTTTGTATCATCAAAATATGGTTGTCGTCATGTAAGCGACAAAATCCGGAGCTATTGAATATCAAATCGATAAAAGGGATGAGCACACAAGGATGTTTATTTAAGAAGCATTTACCTGAATTTTGAAAACAAATATAATTATGTAACAATTTAGTAAGACATGTCTGTTTATTACTATCTATCCTTTTTTCTCATGTCTTTTTCTTCGTTTGGTAAAATGATACGAGTATCTAATCCTTCATTTACGCGTCTATTCAGAAGACACTTAAGAATGACATCATTGAATCATTTACAAGGAAGCTTTGAGCAAAGAATAAACTTGAATGGTAATGATTATGAAAACTTGAAACGCACCGAGTTTCTAGATATCAAACCTGAATTACAAGATAAAAAACTGATATGCTTGTCTCCAGGAGGTTTTCGAGGTATATACGCACTCGGAACGTGTAAATATATCACAGATAACTATGATATATCCAATTACTATTTTTCGGGTGCGTCTGCTGGAGCATGGAACAGTTTATACATGGCGTGTAAAAAACCAGATGAATTTTTATCGCTGGTGTTGAGTCTTGACATTTCAAAAGTATCATCACTTTTAGAGGTACAACACGTGCTCAAGATGAAATTGTTGGACAACTTCAGTTCAAGCGATTTCCATATGGATTTAGTATATATCTGTGTCACATTGTTTGATGACATGCGGTTTACGTGTGGAATATTTGGAGATTTTGAAGACTTGAAAGACATCATAGACTGTTGTATTGCGAGTTCTCATATTCCGTTCGTGACAGGCGGATTTCTGAATCAATATAAAGACCATTATGCGTTCGATGGTGGCTTCACAAAATATCCGTACATAAATACAAGTATTCCGGTGATCACGATTACTCCTGATATGTGGAAGTGTACAGACCATATAAACAGTTTTGATTTCCAGGTGTTCCAAAAAAACAGTAAATATTTGGTAGATATATTTCAAGAAGGGTATGATGATGCACAAAAAAACAAAGATATTCTAGATAAAGTCTTCACGTGAAACAACAAGTTAGAGTGTCTCGTTCTCATTTCGTCCGAGATATAATATCTCAATCCCATAATAATGCTATGCTTTTCATAACAGTTTTTCTGTATTCTTCGGGGGTAGTACTCCCACTATGTTTCAATAAGTCTTCGTTGTTCATTTGTAGATATTGTACCAACACATCAGATAGTGTATTGCGGAACACGATATCACCATCTAGACTGTATCTAATAAAGTCCTTGTCATGGTGGAACGGATGAATTTCTGAACTTTCCAAGTCCCATTTATATGTGATATCATAAAACTGTTTATCATTGAGGTAGGTCAATAAATTTATTTTCAGCTGCATGGTACATTCCGACCAATGGATAACTTTTTCGCATATCAAAATTGTTTCTTTGACTGTCATGAAGTGAATATATTGTAATAAGTTATCGTTGACAGTTATTATATCAATTTTTACGGGAATAAATTTCTAAATTTGTTGGATATGTTACAACATTTGTCATGAAATATCACATAAAATTTTATCTATACCAAATACAAATGCTAGAAATAAAAAGTGTATGGGACCTATTATCAATGACTGTACTCATTACACATCCTTATGCACTCTATGAGTTTCTCGTCTTTCTCAAGAGCGACATGCTTATTGGACTGAGTGTAGTGCAAATGTTTGAAAAGTTCGGGAAATATATGACGAAATCGTTATATGACCCTATTTTCAAACGTCCAGACGCAGCAAATAATTGTAATCTACTAAATAGCGGTGGAAAGTGTGGCCATCTATGTGGATTCCCATCTGGACACACAAGCTCGATTACTTTTTTCATGAACGCACTCATGTTTCGTAATCACTCTGAGATCACATTAGAAACATTTGTGAAATACAATATTTTACCATTCCTTGTAGGTGTATCGCGATATATGAAATCATGTCATAACATGATTCAAATTGTGTGTGGATATTTGTTAGCTCTGGTCATATCATTAATGCTTTATCGTACGAACTACAGGATCACTTACCAGCAAGACGACACAAACAAAGAAAAGTTCACAAGAAGCACGCCTAATCCAAAAACATAAAACATAGAGACTGATAATGTTGTGAGAAGGAGAATAAAAATGTAGGAGAAATATGTCAATGTTCCACAGTTATACTTGACTATATGAAGTATCCTTTGTATGTGGTATTGTATGTAGCAATGTAATGAGCAGAACGTGAAGTAATACTTCGTATTGTACCGGTAGTAATATGCTATGAATCCACACTGATAGCATGTATAACGAGGAATGTAAGAATAGATGTTTTTAGACAATTCACTGGGTAAGCACAAATCATTTCTAGAGACACATTTCAAATGCATACCATAGAAACAACAGTGTTAACTATTTAATTCATTTTTGTAAAAATTGATTCGCTGCTGTTTTTTCGAGATATAGTATAACGTAAGAAATGAAAGAGGTGGTATATGAAGACGTCGTATTTAAGGTAGGTACGACCGCACGAGAGAACTGGACGCTCATTGACGAAGAGGACCAAGATTATTATTGGTTCCATTTATCATCTTTCGCATCATGTCATGTGATATGTTGCTCAAATATATTGACACCAAGTTTATTACAAAAAGGTTCTGAACTATGTAAGAAGAATACAAAGTACAGAGCTATTCCTAAAATGAGAGTAAATTACACGCCATTGAACAACATCAAAAAGGGCGAGAAAGAGGGAAGTGTCTACTTCGGTTCAAACCGAAAAGTCAAA